ATGGTAGTGGTGCAATGGTGGGATGTATGTGTAGGTAATGAAAGGAATAATATGAATGACGATAATATAAAATGGATTGATATTGGCGAAAAGATGGTCAAGCAAATGTTAGAAAAGAAACAAAAAGAATATGGTAGCTTTGATAACAACGCATACATCATGGCTAATTTTTTACAATCAGCATTGGAAATAATAAATGGATATAAGGTTAAAGTGCCTATTACAATCATACCACAACTAATGATTGTATTAAAACTAACAAGAACTATTGACGACGGTTCAGGTAAAGATGTATATAAACTAGATACTCATAAAGATATTGCAGGGTATAACGATCTGTTAAAAGAAATGTTATTAAAGATGAGAAGCAAGGAGAACAATGACTAAAGTATTTTATAGTCCTAGAATCAAAGAAATCATTGATTTTATGGCTGTTTATTATGATGAGAATGAATGTTTTCCAAAATTAGATGAGATAGGTAAAGCACTTAATCTGACAAAACAAAGAGTAGGTATTTTATTAAAGAATGCTGAAAAGTTAAAGTTAATAAAATCAGAGGATGTGTTTATGAGAAAGTATATGTTGACTAAACAACCTAAAATAAGTAAATTAAAAGTCAATAATTACTATGAGTTGTAAAAAAATATATTATTATGAAATAACAGCAACTCTGGAGGAGGAATTTGACTCTGTTGAGAAAGCAGCAGGTCAAAGGGATGCTAGTGATAACGCAGTTGTCAAAGAGATAACAAGCAAAAATCTTCAGCATTCTATAATTAAAAAGGAGGATAGGGATGAACCTAACCAATGAACTTCCTAGATTGTATGGGAAGCTACAAAAGTGCCATAACAATATCATGGCTACGATTGATGGCAGACTATGTACTAAAACAATCAAGGATTATGTTGAGTACAAACAATTAGTCAGAAGAATTGTTGATGCTCAAAACAAAGAAGCAAAAGTTATTTACGAAAAATAAATAACTACATGAAAAAACTAAAAGAAAGGAAGGCTATTCATGTCTGCAAAAAAGAAAGACCCCAATAAAATAAAACTTGATAAGCATATTGGTATCAAATTAAGAAACAAAAGAGTAGAAAGAAAACTAAATCAAACAAAAGTTGCTAATGTTTTAATGGTCACATTTCAACAAATACAAAAGTTTGAGAAAGGAAGTAATGGTTTAAGTGCTTTCTATCTTGGTAAGTTGGCTAAATTTTTTAAAGTACCAGTATCATATTTCTTTGATGGATTTAGTTATGAAACATTTGAAAGTAGTATTACTTATCATGACAGATTTCCAGAGATACACAGAGGTAATCAAGTAAAGAATGAAAATTTATATCCTAATCCAAATACATACACAGCATTAGGAAATAAAATGAAAGATGTTTTCTTGATTGAAGAAACAATAAAAAAAGAAGATATAATTTAACACTATGTCATTGGGTCAATTAAATAAAAAATTTGATTGGCTCAATGATTTAACAATTAGAGATGAACAAACCAGTAGGCTAGATGAATTAGCTAATCTTTATAATAAAACTAAAGATAAAAAATATTATGATGAATGGTTTAAGTTAGTAAATAAAACTATGAAACAACTTAAGTCTTAACTTCATTTTCATAAGTCTTATCATCATCAGCCTTACGCATACATTCGTAATGAGCATGACCAGATTTATAAAAACTTACAAAGCTATCAGTATTAATTATTTCTTTTTCGCAGTATCTACAATTCCCAACTAATATTTCTCTTATTTTTGTTTTGTTCCAAGTCTTTCTATGTTTTGGCATAGTTAGGTCTTTTGCCTTTTCTTGATTTTCTTTCTGCTTTTTTCTTTCTTCTTACAGCAGCAGCTCTTTGACTTGCAGACATTGATCTAGCTTTTGCTAGTGGTACACACTTTGGATAGTTTCTTCTTTTCTCACCTTTGGATCTACCACATGGAGGAAAGCCACCTCCTTTTTTAGGATTGGCAATATCAACCCACTTTTCAGATGTCCATCTTCTTAAACTCATTTTCTTTTTCTAGTTTTCTTTTTTCCTACTTTGCCTTTGCAATATTTACTAGCCCACATATTAGCATAGGCTGATGGGTACACTTTAAATTTTCGCTTCGCTGCAGCTTTTCCAGCAGGACATAATTTAGCCATTGTCTAACTCCTTTACTATTTTTAATTTTTCTTCTGCATTAGAAATTTTTTCTATTAATTTATCTACTTCGTCAATGTGCTGTGGATGTTCACCAATACCTACACTATTGTTAAAATAAATTTTTATTGTTGCTTCAGCTTCACAAACTTCAGCCTCATATCTTTTCTCTAGTGCTTTTAAGATATGTTGCTTCATGCACTATGTCTTTTTTGTACCATAAATTTAGCTGTCTTAACAGCACCTTTATGTGGCTTGTATGCACCTTTCATAAGTTTATATGAATTACCTTTTTTCATCCAATGAAAACCTTTGGGTGCTTTAACAGATTTTTTCATTATACTTTTTTCTTTTTCTTTTTCTTTAACATAGCAAAATCAGCAGCAGTTATTTTATCAAATGGTGCAGCCATTCTTGCTATCTTCATTTGTTTTTTACTATACTTTTTATTTTTTCCTTTTGGCATATTTATCTCCTTTTAACCCTCCGACCATACCCAACCATCAAAATGATTACACCTAATATTAATATTTGTTTTTCATTTTTTTGTTTTTTTTCTTTTTCTTTTTTTTGTCTTTTTTCTTCTTCATATACATGACTTATCTCCTTTTATTTTTACGACCCATATACCAATCGCCAGGTTCATAGTTCCATCTTTTACCATGATGACCTCTCAAATCAGCATATAGCATTCTTGCTTTGACTATTAATTTTATAATAGACCTTACCATTTTTTACAAGACCAATATCTTGCAGAAAATACATCTTTAGCACTAGCACATTTGTGTCTTGCTCTAAAACTCTTTCTTCTTGCAGGGTTATTTTTTTTGATTGTCATGTTGGCATCACCATATCTAATAATTTTTTCTCTACCACCTTTACAGGCTTTGACTACAAATTTTTTACCACCCTGTACTTGTCGTCTAGGTGAATTACATTTCATTTTTGATTTATCTATTGCCATTAATCTATTTTATCTACTCCATCAAAGTATTTATAATCAAATTCTACAACTCTGCAATCATGTTTTTTACGCATGGACTTTTGTTTGTCTTTAAATTCTATAGCTTTTTCTTCAGATTGAAATATTGTGTTAGTGAACATCTCATATTTATCATCTCTTTTCCATACCACACAATATATCATGCTTTTATTTTAGGTTTAGGTGGAGGTGTTATGACCTCTTGACAACCAAACTTTGAGTATATCTGATACTTATTAGTTTCTGATCTACCTATCTCTTTAGTTTTATCTAATGATTTTTGATAACCATCAATAAGACATTCATAATAGTTGTCATATATTTTAGGAAAAGTATGAGGGTCTAGGCAAGTGTTGGCTAGAGTGCTGCACATAACTATTGTAAGCATTACTTTCATTTATCATCCTTTATCTCCTCCAACTTTTTGATTTTTGCGTTAGCATCTTCAAGGTCTTTGGTTAAATGTTCTAATTTCTGCAAACATCTTTTGTTAGCAGAATCTTTAGATTTACCAGCATCTTGTAATTCTGCAACCTCTTGTTTGAGAATACGAACCTGATCCTTATATTCGTTAATTATATCTATACTGTCAGACATTTATTTTTTTTTAAATGTAGAAACACCTTTAATACCTAGAATTGTAGAAAATGCACCGACTACAAGAGCTTGGTAGAACATTGGAAGATTTGCAAACTTATCAAAAAATATATCTATCTTTTGTTGTATGTCAGGGTCATCACTAAATACAGACCATGCTAATAAAAGCAGAGGAATTGAGATTAGCACCAAACAGAATTCGTCTTTCCAGTCCCCTTTATGTGAATCAATAACAGCTTTTTTAAATTCTACTTCACCATTAGCCATTCGTTCAGCTAATTTTAATTCTGCTACTGACTCTAATTCTTTTGTTTTTCTTCTATTAGATGCAATAGACATACCAGTTTTAAT